TTCATGGCTTCAAGTAGAAGAGGAAACACAAGATAAATTAATTCCATTGGTAGAAGAAATAGAAATGTTTGTAAGAGGTGCAAGAGCGCAGGGGAAACTATGGGAAGAAGAATTGGAAGCTGATGCGGTTGACGGTGAAACATTTCACATCAATGATCTAGTACAAGAAGGAGAAGCGGATGATTAAAAACCAATTAATTTATGTAGCGCATCCATTTGGTGGAGATAAAGCTAATAAGTATTCCATTGATACAATTATGGAAAACTTAGTAATGCTAGATAAGAACAACACATATCTATCACCTCTTCACAATTTCAGCATGTTGTACTTTGATACACAGTATGCCAAAGGTTTAAAAATATGTTTGGACATGCTAAATAAATGTGATGCCTTAGTATTATGTGGGGAATGGGAAACATCTAAAGGCTGCATTGGTGAATGGTCATTTGCAATAGCTAAAGGGATGCCGATATATACATGGAAAGAATGGACTGATAAATTAAAGGAACAGGGAGATAATAGCCGATGACAGGAAGGGAATATTTAAATCAGATACGTGATACTGATTTGAATATCAAATGTAAGGAAAGAGAAGTGTTAAGGCTGCAACAAGATATAATGTATCTGCAAGCACTAGACTATAGCAAAGACATTGTAAGCGGAGGGCAACCAATCACATTTGAAGATAAGATAGCAAATATTGATGCACTATCAAATGAACTAATGAGGGAGTGGAGCGGGTACCTAAGAGAAAGGGAAAGAGCAAGATTTCTTATTAACGCAATATCTAGTGCCAAGCAAAAAGCAGTGCTGATTGATAGATACATTAATTGTTACACATGGGAAAAGGTAGCAGAATTAATAGGGTGTTCGGTGCAAAACATTCATAATCTGCATAAGCGTGCAATTAGAAATTTTGAAGTAATTTTTAAAAAGGTTGATAGTATTTGACTATCAATTTATGGGATACTATATGTGGGCATGGATGAAGAGAACACTTTCAACAAGCCTCCTAGAAAAACTACACACTATTAAGGACTACATCATACACAGGTCGCACAACACAGTATGATGCGGTCCTTTTTAGTTTATAAGGGGTATTTGATGAAGCATAAAAGAATTACATCCAAGAAAACGATACAAGAAGTTCGCAAGACATATTGTGAAATATGCGGACAAAGAACAAATATAGAACCGCATCATATTAATACACGTGGTAGTGGTGGTGGAGATATTAAGGAAAACTTAATACAACTCTGTACACAATGCCATATCAATACACACAGTGGACAATATCCAACTAAAGATGATTGCTTAAATAAAGTAGCAGAGCGTGAAGGTATTACATATGATGAAGCCTATGCAATAAATCGTAGAGCAATGGGATATGATGTATGACTAGAATATGTTGTAACAGGGATAGATGCCTTAATAATAAATATGGCATCTGTACTGCAGACACAATTGAATATGAGGGAATATGTCAAAGCTACATAACACAGAATGATGCAAGAAAAACAAATTGCGGATTATGTAGAAGGACACATGGGAAGTTAAAGCGTAATAGCAATACGGTATTAAAGTAGAGGTGATGCAATGCTAAAAGCATGTAGCTATTGTGGAGGAATACATGAAGGAGAATGTCCACATAAGCCAAAGCGCAACTACAAGCAGGAGCATGCAAATGCATCTGATAGCAGAAGGAAAGAACGGAAGTTCAGAAGTAGTGTTGAATGGCAAGACTGCAGAAGAGATATATTAGATCGTGATAAGCATCTATGTAGATTATGCTTGCACGAAGATAATTATATTAGTGTAGGGCAACGCTTAGATGTACATCACATTGAACCATTACACGAAGCATGGAAGAAGCGTACGGATGAAAAGAACTTGATTACATTATGCAAGATGCATCACTACAAAGCAGACCATGGAGAATACAAGAGGGAGTACTTGAAAAAAATAATTAACACCCCCCCTACCATAAAATAATTTTTTGGCGAAAAAGTCCAAGACCGTACTGCTCACCACAATTTACACAATTTTCCCTAATGGGACATGCGTGCGCACGTGAATATATATTTATTTATATAGGGACTATACAAGGATGCTGCAAGGCAGAGGAAAGGAGGTGGACACATGAGAAAAGCTGTATCAGCGAGGACTACAAAGAAGCATTTAACAAAGACAGAAAAAGAAAAACGCATTGCTGTAGAAAATGCGTTTATTGATGATGCGGAAATAGAACCGCCAAGCTACCTAACTAAAACACAACTAGAAGCATTTCACTTTATTGTTGATGCATTAAGGCAGGCGAAAGTATTAAGCAGATTAGATACACAAACAATCATTCAAGCGAGCGTGGCTATTGATATGTTACATACTGCAAATAAGCGTGTGGCCAAAAGGCCAACACTTGCAATTGACAGAGAATTTGTAGCAACACAAGAAAAGCTGGTGAGGACATATTTAAAATTATGTGATGAATTGTGTCTATCTCCACAATCTAGGGCAAAGCTTGGAGTACTTGTAGCAAATCAAAAAGAAGAGGAACAAGATCCATTGCTAAACGTGCTGCAAGGGGGTGTATTGAGTGGATAAAAAACATCCTGCATATCGGTATGCAATGGACGTTGCAAAAGGGACAATCAATGCACCAAAGTATGTAAAACTACAAGTGAAAGAGTTCCTAAACATTGCAAATAATAAGGATAGACAGTACATTATTGATGATAATAAGGTACGAACTATTGGAGAATTGCTAAAATTATTAATAATGCCTAAAGGATTAAAGGCGAATATCACAGTATATGATGCTATGGCAGGGTTCCAATGGTTCTTTATAACTGCAATATTATGTACAGTTGAACGTAATAATAAAGACAAAAGACGATATGAAAACGCAATACTTGAGATATGCAGAAAGAATGGCAAGACATTTATAATTGCTATTCTTTTTATTTTTCTATTTTTCATGGAGCCTAAGTTTTCAAAGTTCTATTCTGTAGCGCCAGACGGTTCATTATCACGTGAAATCAAAACAGCTATAGAAGAAATATTGCGTAGCAGTCCTGCCATGTTAGGTAAGATGAATGGTAAGGAAAAATTTAAAATGTTACGTGATTATATACATTGCAACATTACGGACAATAGATATATTCCGCTTAACTATTCAACAGGGCGCCTTGACGGTAAATTGCCAAGTGTATTTCTAGTGGATGAAACAGGAGCATTGCCAAATACATATGCAATTGAAGCAATGCGTTCTGGCCAATTAACAATACTAAATAAACTAGGCTTTATAATCTCAACTAAATACCCAACTTTAAATAACCCTTTTGAGGATGAAGTTGACTATGCTAAGCGTGTATTAAATGGTGCAGTAGATGATGATAAAGTATTTGCATTACTATATGAGCCAGACGATACAAAAGGTTGGGCAACCAATGATGAAGTATTAGAGCAAAGCAATCCATTGGCCATTGAAGTAACAGAAATCATGGACGATTTAAAAGCCAAAAGGCAAGTGGCAATTGAAATTGAAAGTAAGCGTGAAAACTTCATAACAAAGCACTGCAATATCATATATAGCGGTGCTGGTAGTGAAAGTTTTGTAAACGTAGCTGATTTACAAAAAGGTGCTATAGATCATATCGACTGGAGTGGCCGTGAAGTATTCCTTGGTGTTGACTTGGCTATGACTACAGATAACTGTGCCGTATCTATGGTGGCCTTTGATGAAGAAACAGAAAAGGTTTATCTTGATGCGGTGGCCTTTGTACCAGAGGATAGAATAGACGAGAAATCAAAACTAGAACGTATTCCATATCGTGATTTTATTAACGCTGGATATTGTCTAGCGTGTGGCAATAGAACTGTAGATTATGGTGCTATTGAACGCTACATAATGCAAATAGAAGCTAAATATGGGGTTACTGTAATGGGTATTGGCTATGATAGGTATAATGCCTTATCAACTGCACAAAAGCTAGAGGATGCTGGATATACGATGGTAGAAATCAAACAACATTCTAGTGTGTTACATCCAGCTACTAAGTGGCTTGCAGAATTGGTAGCCGATGGCAATCTTGTTTATGAAAAAGGTAACAAATTACTAGAAATCAACTTTGAAAACTCACGATGTGTGTACGATACTAACATGAATAGGTATGTTAACAAGAAAAAATCAAGAGGTAAGGTTGATATGGTAGTAGCTGGTATCAATGCAATGTACCTATTGCATCAAAATTATATGCTTAACAGTACCCTTGATTGGGTAGTGCAAATGTAGAAAGGGGGTGAACAATTGGGAATAATTAAAAATATCTTTGGTTTAGAGGTCAGAGAAGAAGCTGTGGTTAGTGAAAATTCATTCATTGATACGGCTGATGATGTAGATTTAGGACTTCCTAGCTTTGATGCATCAACAAATGTAACACGTAAGCAAGCATTAAGCGTGCCAGCGGTAGCAAGTGCGTTGTTTTTAATTAGTGGTATTATTGCTGGTATTCCTATCAAGTTATATAGACGAGATGGAAATACTATCACAGAAATCACAGATGATGAACGTACAAAGCTATTGAACATTGAAACAAATTCCATACTAGGTGCGTTTGAAACTAAGCAAGCCATGATTAATGATCTAATCATGGAAGGTGCTTGTTATTGTTACATTGGTAAAGATGGTAACAATGCTACATCATTACAATATCTGCCTAAATATCGTGTAAGTGTGCTAGATAATGGCAAGCTAATTGATAGGACTGTACTTTTCTTAGTAGATGGGAACTACTACGATAACTTTAATATCATGCGTGCGGTTAGAAATAGCAACGATGGGGTGCATGGTAGAGGGTTGTTAGACGATAACGCTACACAGATTTCTAGTATGTACAATGCGTTAGTGTATGAAAATGGTGTAATCAGTAAGGGTGTTCGTAAAGGCTTCCTTAAATCTGAGGGGAGATTGACGGTCAAAGCACTTGAAGCACTCAAAAAAGCATGGCGAATGATGACGGCTAAACTAGGTACTAGCGATGTAATTGTACTTAATAAGGGTATTACCTTTGAAAGTGCTGATAGTACGGCCGTAGAAAACCAACTCAACGAAAGCAAACAAACAAACGCTGACTTAATTTATAAATTGTTTGGTTTTACAGATAAAACATTTACAGATGAAAAAGCATTTAATATTTTTGTTAAAACTACGATTATGCCAATCGTAAATTGCTTTGTTGAAGCTATCAATCGTGCAATGTTGCTTGAAACTGAAAAAGGCAATCTGTATTTTAGTTTAGATATGAATGATCTATTAAAAGCAGATATGCTCACACGCTTTAATGCATACAAGACTGCATTGGATAGTAACTGGATTAACGTGGATGAAATTCGCCAACGTGAAGATTTATCCCCTATGGGTATTGACTTCGTAAGTATGAACCTTGCGAACGTATTCTATTATCCACAAACGAAGAAAGTGTATACACCAAATACTGGTGTACTTGGTGATTTAACTACACTAAAATCTGTGAAAGGGGGTGAGAATGATGAAAATTGAAGTCCGTAATGGTGCGGTTACGATTGAGGGTTATGTGAACGTTACAGAGCGTTTAAGTAAACCTATTCGTGATGTAAGGGGTAATTTCTTAGAAAAAGTACAAAGTGGTGCGTTCAATTCTGCATTACAACGCAATAACAATGTAGAGTTACGCTTCAACCACCGCAGAAAATTGGGAGACCAACAAGACGGCTCGCTTGAATTAAGAGAAGATAGCATTGGCTTATATGCAAAAGCTATCGTATCTGATGCGGAAGTAGTACAACTAGCAGAAAATAGACAACTTAAAGGCTGGTCTTTTGGTTTTAGAAAACTAGAAGATGAATGGGATAAACAAGAAAATATGCCAGAAGTACGCACATTAAAGTCTATTGATGTAAGTGAAGTTAGTATTTTATCTGTGAACCCAGCATATATTGCAACATCTATTAATGTACGAGCAGATGAAGGTGAAGATTTATTAGAATGTAGATCTAACGAAACTGCAACTGGTGCATTGGAATATGATATTGAAGAACGTAAGACTGATGATGAAGAAGAAACCAGCAATCAGAAATATCATGACATTTTAAAAGAACTTAATGCTTAGCATCCACCATATGTGGGTGCTTTTTTAATGCAAAGAAAAGAGGATAGCATGAACTTTAAAAAACTTATTGAAAAACGTAATGGTTTGGTTGAAGAAATGAATAACCTTGTAAAGGTTGCGGATGAAGAAACTCGTGCATTGAACGAAGAAGAAACATCCAAATTTGAAGAACTTCGTAAAGAAGTAGCTGGTATCGACCGCACATTGGAACTTGCAAAAGAAGAACGCTCCATGATGTCTGTGTCTGATGATGAACCACAAGCTAAAACTGATGAAAAAGCAATGGCAATGGCGGAAGAACGTGCGTTCGCTAACTTCTTGCGTAGCGGTGAAACTACATTCGCTGATACTGAAACACGTGCAGATGTAAACCTTACTAAAGGTGATAATGGTGTGGTAATTCCATCTACAATCGCTGAACGTATCATTGGTACTGTTAAACGTATCGCACCTATTATTGAAAACTCTGACTTTTACGATGTAAAAGGTGATTTAGTATTCGCAGTAGAAGATGAAAGCACATCCAAAACTACTTGTGCATACGTTGGTGAATTTCAAGAACTTGAAAGCACAAGCGGTAAATTCAAATCTGTTACATTGAAAGGTAACGTAGTAGGTGTATTGACTAAAGTATCTAAATCCTTAATCAATAACGCTGGCTTCGATATCGTAAACTATGTAGTAACTAAAGTAGCAGAAGCTATTGTTGTATTCTTAGAAAACGAAATGATTAATGGTTCTGCTAAAATTCAAGGTTTGTTACAAGCTAAAAACATTGTTACTGCTGGTAGTGCAACTGCAATTACTGCTGATGACTTGATTGAACTTCAATTCAAAGTACCTCAACAATATCGTGGTAATGGTGTGTTCGTCATGAACCCAGAAACATTCAAAGCGTGTGCTAAATTGAAAAACACACAAGGCGAATACTTGCTCAATAAAGACCTTACAAATGGTTATGGCTACACATTGTTAGGCCGTCCTGTTTACGAGTCTGACAATATGCCTAAAATTGCTACAAAAGCTAAAGTTGCAATCTATGCTGACCTTAAAGGTTATGCTACAAAAATCAGCGGTGAAAACTCTGAAATCTCTGTATTGCAAGAACGCTTCTATACTCAATACGCAGTTGGTGTAGCTGGTTATGTTGAAGTTGACGGCAAAATCGTTGACGAACAACGTATTGCTACATTAGCAATGGCTTAATAGTCATGAAGTACAAGGTGTTAGTTGGTTATAGTGGGGTAGTATCTGCCCCACTTGATAGCATTGTTGAGTATACAGACGAGGTAATCATCAATGATCTATTGCAAGCTGGTTACATTGAACCTGTAAAACAAGCTAAAACCAAAAGCAAAAAGGCTGAAGCAGAGGAGTAGACATGAAAGTTAGTGAGTTAAATCTTGATATTGTATCGAACTATATTCGTGTTGATGTTACGGCCGATACTAAACCTATTTTAGACATGGTATTATCTGCAGCAATTTCATATTGCATGACATATATGGGTATTGCTGATAAGACTACACTTGATGATTATGAGGATATGCCTATCGCAGTATTAAGTTTATGTGGCGAATTTTACGATAATCGTACATTCACGGCCGTAGAAAATGCGGTGGTAAATCCTACGGCACAGGCTATCTTAGATAAGTATTCAATGAACTTATTGTAGGTGAAATTATGTATAGAAAAGGTAGATTAAGTACTCTATTACAACATCAAGCAGAAATTCACGCTAACAGAAAATCAACTACTATGAATGAGTTGGGGCAATATCCTATAGTCGATACAGTTATTGGCAATATGTATTGTGGTGTTATTCCACAAACTGGCGGTCTATTAAGTGGTAGAACGGCAGAAACTACACTTGCTAGAACTACACATAAGATTGTGTGTAGGTATCGCAATGATATTGAACCGGATATGTGGCTAATTATTGAGGGGCAGAAATATAACATCCTGTATGTTATGGATCCATACCTTAATAAAGAGCGACTAGAAATATTTACAGAGGTTGTAATCTAATGGGTATTGATATTGAAGCAGAAGGTTTAAGTGAGTTTTCTCAAGAGTTGCTAGACCTAGCGACTAAAGACTTTCCGAAAGATACAAAGAATTTTCTTCAACGTGCTGGCAATAAGCTAAAAGCTAATGCTAAAAACAACTATAAAAGCGGTACTACGCAAGGCACAAAGAACCTTATTAAAGGCCTTAAACGTGATAGAGCGTACAAGTATGGTAAGGATGAGTGGCAAGTGCGAGTTAAGAATACCGCACCGCACGCATGGTTAGTTGAACATGGACATGTGATGCTAGGTCATGCTGCACAGGGTAAACCTAAATTAATAGTTGGTAACACAGGGGAAGCCTTTGTAAGAGGTAAGAATGTAATGGGTAAAACTGCTAAAGCATTTCCGTCAGAATATCAAGGGTTAGCGGAAGAATTTATTGATAAGATGCTTAATGAAAAAGGTTTAGGCTAGTGATAACGGCAATTGAAATAGTAAAAGCATTAACAGTAAAGTGCAGAGAACTGCTAAATTGTGATGTTAATGATAGAGATATTTCAGAGGGATTTACTAGACCATCATTTTTTATTGAGGTTGTAGACTTTAACAATGAAGATATAGGCGAAATCCTAAGAGGTGATACGCTTAATATCTATATCTACTACTTCAATGAAAAGCGTGAGATTGGATATCTTAACTTACTCAAAGCAAGGGAAAGCTTGCGTGAGATGTTAGCGATGCCAGTTAACGTAGCAGATGGTTTTAGTATTACTGCATCTGATATAGTCGAAACAATCAATAAGGCTGATATGTCATATATCACTAACTTTGATGTAACGATCTATCAAAACAGACCAGAAGCAGATGCACCTTACATGGAAAAATTGGCGGTCAACGGAGAGTTGCAAGAGCCAACGGAAGAATAGTTATAGCACCCACCATGTATGGGTGCTATTTTTAATGGGTAAAAGGAGCAGAATATGGCGATTGGCTTACCAAATATTGATATCGTATTCTTGCAAAAGGCGGTATCTGCCGTGCTACGTTCCGAACGTGGTACTGCATTAATCATCGTTAAAGATGATAAACAAACAGAAATTGGCTATGATGTATTCAAATTTGAAGCAGACATTACCGATAAAAAATACAATGCCGATACAATTAAATTGTTGAAGCGTTGCTTCTATGTAAATGTGAATAAGGTGGTAGTGTTACACGTTCCATCTAAAACAACTGAATTTGCAGACCTTAAACAAGTATTAGACCGCATTAAGTATAACTGGGCTTGTACTACTGTAGCAGAATGGCAAACAGATTTAGTATCTTATACAAAATCTCGTAATGTTATCTCTAAAGGTCGCAAAGTTAAATGTGTAGTTGCTAACGTAGCAGTTGCAGATGATAAACACGTTGTAAATATGAAAGGTAATTTTGTACATGAAGCTGATGCGGCAGCAGGCACAAATGTAAAAATGACTGATTATTTGCCACGTATTACATCCATTTTGGCTAACTTACCAATGAACCGCAGTATCACATACTACGAATTGGAAGATTTAGATTATGTGGATAACTCTTATGTTACTGCAGAAAAAGATGTAAACAAATGGACTGATGAAGGCTGGTTACTTCTTATCAATGATGATGAAGATAATGTAGTACGTGTGGGCCGTGGTGTTAATACATTGACTACATTCACATCTACTGATACAGAAGATATGCGTAAAATCATCATTGTTGAAAGCATGGATTTAATTCAAGAAGATTTATACTCTACATTTAAAAAGTACTATGTAGGCAAGTATAAAAACCACTTGGATAATCAATACTTGTTTATTTCTTCTGTAAATGCTTACTTTAAGTCTTTAACTAAAGTAGTTAATGGTGAAATCTTAGATCCAGAGTATGATAATCATGCGTTCGTTGATGTAGAAAACCAAAGACAAGCATGGTTATCTGTTGGTAAAACAGAAGCAGAGGATTGGGACGAAGCGAAGGTTAAAGAAATGTCCTTCAAATCTACTGTATTTATTGCTGCTAAAGTTAAAATCTTGGATGCTATGGAAGATTTAAGCTTCCAAATTACTATGGAATAAGGGGGGTAAAGTATGGCAAGTAAAGACATTCATAATCAAATCTTGCGAGGTCAATTCGGTAAAGTATGGATTGACGGCGAATTATACGCAAACGTAAAATCTTTTGAAGCTAAAATCTCCCTTAAATATGAAGCGGTAGATATCAATGGTGAAATGGGTGTTCATCAACGCTTAGTAGGTTTTGAAGGTGCTGGTACATTGGTACTTCACAAAATCGATAGCCGTGTAGCACAAAAGATTGCTGGCAAAATCAAAAATGGTAGTGTGCCAGATATCAAAATCGTATCTAAATTAACTGACCCAGATGTAAATGGTGCAGAACGTATTGAATTAACTGGTGTTACTTTAGATGAATTAACACATGGTTTTGAAAATAAAAAAGTACAAGAAGAAAGCTATCCTTTCAAATTTGCGGATTACAACTATCTTGACTTAATTCTTTAATATGTAGGCGGTGCTTAGTGCATCGCCTTTCCTTTTTAATGTGAGGTGGATAATATATGGCTAAATTACAACTTGAAGATTTGCTTAACCGCAATATGCAAGAGGGTTTTCAATCTAAAGATGTATATGTAAAAGGTTTAGGCGGTGAGTTAACTGTAATTCATCAACCATTACCAACTGTGTTACGCATTATGGATGAAATCAAACAGGATGCAACACTATCAACTGTAATGGATGCAATGGTACAACTCATCTATGCTTGCGTTCCTTTGTTTAAGAATAAAGAATTACAAGCAAAATATGAATGTGCTGAACCTACAGATGTAGTGTATAAAGTGCTAAACGATAGCGTGGAAGATATTACTGCATTGGGCGAAGCTATCTTGGGTATGTATGGCATTGCAAATCCAGTTGACGAAGTAAAAAAGCAATAAGAGCGGACAGGGAACTAACAATGTTCCGCTATTATATGCAAAAAGGCCATACATTATCCTCGTTACTTGCATTAGATCCATTAGAACGCACGTTCTATTGTGCGTGCTTCGAACTGGATATGGAAGATTTAGAAAGGGGCAATAATGGCTAAAAGTATTAACGTATTACTTAGTCTTAAAGACCAATTTACTGCACCTATGAAAAAGGCTGGCGATAGTGCGAAAGACACAGAACGCAAGATGGTAGCCATGAAGAATAAGTTAAGTAATTTTGGCAACGGAATTAATAATAAATTCTTAGGTATTGCTGGTAGCATCGGTAAGATGGGATTAGCAATGTCAGGCTTGGGTGCGTTCGCTAGTGTTGGTGCTATTGTTGATTATGGTAAGAAAGCACTTGATGTAGCAAAAAGTGCGGAACTATCTCAAACATTATTGCGTAATAGCTTGGCAAATAACAACTCATTGTATGATAAATCAGCACAGTCGCTAGATGCTGCACAAAAGCAATTAAACGAGTATGCATCTAAATGGGGTCAAGTAGGGGTTATCTCTGCTGGTACTATTCGTGCTGGATATCAAGAACTCAATAAGTGGAATGTTCCTGTTGATAAGGTGAATGATTTATCAGAAGCCTTAACAAATCTTGTAGCTGGTAAATTTGGTATTAATGCTACGGCAGAAGATGCACAGTTAGCATCACAGGCAATCGGTAGAGCGTTCAATGGTGATGTAGCTGGCTTAACAAAGATGAAGATACCTTTAACAGAAGCACAAAAGCTAATCATCAAGAATGGCACAGAAGCCGAACGATTAGCTACTATTAATGAAATCGTTAATGGTACATTCTCTAAACAGAATGAAATACTAGCTAATACACCAGATGGACAACTAAAACGGATGAAGAACCAACAGGCAGCACTTATGGCTACGATTGGTAAGGGTCTATTGCCTATGCAAAAAGCCTTTATTGATATGGTAAGCACTATCATGCCTATAGTTGCACCAGTTATTCAAGATATATTCAATACATTTAGTGGTGCTTTTACATGGATTGCACAGGTAATTACTGAAAATAAAGAGACCATTAAAACAAATCTAACAGAGGGTATGAACGTAGTTAAAAGCGTTCTAGCCACTTTAGGTAGTGTTATTAAATGGTGTGTTGATAATCTTGGGTTCTTAGTGCCTGTTCTTAAAGTAGTTGTAGCTGGCTTTGTTGCTTTTAATGTAATATCTAGCATCTTACCTATATTGTTATCTATATTCAGTGGCTTTATGACTGTAGTAAAAATTGTAAGAGTATTGAATATGCTAATGATTGCAAATCCTATGGTGTTTGCATTATATGCCGTGATAGCTGCTATTGCGTTATTGATCTATAACTGGGATACAGTAAAAGAGGTGGCAATAGGAGTATGGGATGCTATTTCAAGCTATGCTAGTGAATTATGGGATAGCTTAGTAAGTGGATGTACTGAATTTGTAAATGGTGTTATAGAGGTTGTTACACCTATTTATAACCGATTTATGGAAATCATGAGTCCTATACTTGATGGTGTTATGCAAATCTTCAATGGTATTATTGATTTTCTTGTAGGTGTATTTACTGGTAACTGGGATATGGCCTTTAGTGGGTTAGTCCAAATCTTTAATGGTTACTTTGGAATTATCAAATCTATTGCACAGGATGTGCTTGGATGGGTACAAGATAAATTGCAATGGGCTGGTGAAAAAATCGATGCTATCAAAGAGGGCGGAGCATGGCTATATAACAATACTATAGGCCGTGTAACTGGTGAACATAATGCAACTGGTACTGAGTACTGGAAAGGTGGAGCGACATATGTCAACGAAAATCAACGTGGCGAAATTATCAATCTACCTAATGGTTCACAAGTAATTCCACACGATGAAAGCATGAAACAATTAGCAAGTGGCCGTGGTAATGTAACAGTCAATGTAACGATACAGGGCAACCTAATAGGTAACGAAGACTTTATGGATGCGTGCGGTAGACACGTTACTGATAAAGTTATGTTAGCTATGGGCAATATGTAGGGGGTGTGAAATGAGCTTTCAAGACAACGCTAAAAGCGTAATGAAACAACGCTTAATGACGAAACAAGCGGACTTGCAAAAGTTAGCAGTAACACGTGCTACAAAGTTTGCTGATAAGATTTCACATGGTTTAGTCGGTAAGATTTTAGATTATGCCGAACGAAAACCAACTACAGATATTGTATTTCATTCTGAATTAACAGACGAGTACATCACATTGCCTGTAGTACCTAACCCTCTACCTACGATTAATGAACCACAAGCAAACGAAACCTTTAATGGTCTTAGAGGTGATATCAAACTTATAGGGCCGTTAGGGTTGCGTACATTAACACTAGATAATATCTTATTACCGATTAATAAGGATTACTCCTTTATTCGTGGTAATGGTAGCGATGGGTTACAATGTTTGCAATTCTTTCAAGCACAACGGCAGATGAAAGCCGTGATGCGGATATGCATTATTCAATCTGATGGTAATGAAATCCTTAATATGCCATGTGTCATTAATGATCTATCATACACATATGACAAAATTGGCGATATTAAAGCCACAATAGGTATTGAGGAGTATGTATATACTAATACATCAACTACGGCTCAATCTTCGACTGGTGGCGAAAATAAGGCTACAGAAACTAAGGCTACAACTACAAATGCTACAGCTACAAGCTCTATAGCTAACAAGAAGGTTAAGAAGAAATGAAGCTACAGTATACGAACACAACTAAAGGTAAAGATGGTAAAGACGTTACTGAAACTCGTGAAATTACTGCCTATATAAATAACTATCAAAGGTCAGATGGTATTGATACATTAGGTCAAGAGTTTACCTTTGATTTAGCAGATAACCCTTTTGATTTTAATCTCATGGGTACACGGCTTGCGATTGGTGGCAAGATTGAGTTTAGCAACCAATTAAGCAACAATAACAAGAGTGCTACAACGCAGCTTAATGAAGAGCAGCAAGAACAAGTAGTATTTCAAGGAATTGTAGTAGCAGAAAAACAAAGCGGTGCTAACAAATATAGTTACACTTGCTTTGATTACTGCTTTTATCTCAATAAATCAGAGATAGAAATTCAATTCAATGGTGTTAGTGGTCTTGAAGCTATCAAGAAGGTGTGTAGTGAAAATAGCGTTCCACTTGGTAATGTGGCTGATATTAAGACGAATATCAAAAAGATATATCAAGGTGAAACAGTATCTGATGTTATCAAGGATATTATTAAGCAAGCCACGGAGGAAACTGGCTATAAATACCGCCTTGAATATCGAGATGGCAAGATACACGTTGAGGACTATAAGGATTTAGTGCTTGATAAGGTTATTACTCAACCTATCAATAATTACTCAATAGATTTGAGTATGGAAGATATGCGTAATAGCATCGTAGCTATATCTCAAAAGGAAAAGAGTACCTCTGTTAAGTCAACCATTCAAGATGATGAAAGCATCAAGAAATATGGCTTAATTAAGAAGATAGTAAAGGTTGATAATAAAAAACAAGCACAGACTGCTCAAATTGCTAAAAAGACTATTCAAGATACCAATAAGGTAGCTGAAAAGTTAAACCTAACATTATTAGGTGATGATACAGTAAGGAGTGGTCGCATTATTATAATTGATGATTACACAGTAGATATACACGATAAATTCATAGTAGAAAATTGCAAGCATAATTATGGAGTAAATCATACTATGACATTAGATCTAAAGCGTGTAACTAAAGAACTTGATACAAGTAAGTATGCAACAAGTACTACTACAACTGTTACACCTAATGCCACAAATAGTACTGCTAATGCAACGCAAGTTGATGCTGGTATGAACGCACTCAACGGATACGAAAGCGTATATCGTGATAACGGATGCGTAGATGTGGCGGTTAAGGCTGGTTCATATTACAGTCCATTCTTAAAACAACAGGCGGATATAGGCACGGCTAATGTAGATACATTGGTTAATAACGCACAAAGTGCTGGGTACAAAGTAGAAGCCTTTGACGGCTACGCTAAAAAAGGCGATATCTTGGTATACGGCAATAATCAACACGTTATTATATCTGATGGTGCTGGCGGTGGTTTTGGTAACAGTAGTAGCGAAGGACACGCTAAATTCTATTCAGATGCTAATAACGCATGGCACACAAACGAAGCACCTAGTAAAGTAATTAGAATGTCATAAGGGGGTACATATGGAAGAATGGCACAGTCAGATGGCTTCTATGTTCAAAGATAGAACTAACCCTATACGGATAGGTGCTTGCCTTGGTGAGGTTATTAGTACTTCACCATGGAAGGTAGCTATTAAAGATGGGAAGTTTATGATAGATGCATCTAATGGTTATGTATGCTTTCAATTAATTCACCATATCACTACTTACTCTTATCGACATAGTGGCAAAATGACACATAAAGGGTGTCCAGCTGGGCCTAAATCTGATTACGATGCACAGGGCGAAGGTAAGATAGTGCTGGATGAATTATGGAAAGCTGGCGATAAAGTGCTTGTTATTCCAGATGAAAACGAGCAACATTTCTTTATCGTTGATATTGTGAAAGAGGGGGTATGATGTTCCCAAAGGACTACAATTTCACAAACTCTATCCAATCAACTGCGACGGCTACTAACTCACAACATAAGGTGGGGCGGTCGTTTAAATTCGACTATAAAACACATCGTTTTGTATTTGAGGATGGTCGCAATGTAGAAGATACGCAGATTGAAGCGATTAAACAATGGATTGAGTTATTTATTCGTACTGAAATGAAGAAATACTTAATCTATAGTGATAGCTTTGGGCTAGATCTAACTAAGCTATTAGGGTACAGATTGCCACGTGCATATAAAGTATCTGAAATAAAAAGAAGAATAACCGAAGGTATCATGAACAAAGTACCATGCGTTGTAGTTGTAAAAGATTGGCAATTCAACGCTGGTATTTTTTATTTCACAGTGGTTACTAATACAGGGGAAGAGGTGAAGATAGAACATGAATTCGAATTATAGTGTTGATAGTATCCATAATACGATGCTTGAAAACATTGACGATGCGTATCAGAAAACCGAAGGCTTTCCTACGTATGACATAACAAGAGGTGAAGCGTTCGCACTCCTTGAACTGTGGAAAAAAGCGGAAGAAATCGAACGCAAGCAAAACGTGGATAACCTAACAGGCGATGAACTAACAAGGGTAGTATTCCAACGCAAAGGAACGCAACGAAAGTTAGCAACTAAGGCAGTATGCAGCCTACGTATTGTAGATGGTAATGGCACTATTCATGAGGGCGATTTATTCGAGAGCGAAAGCGGTATTCAATATGAAAGCCTAGAAAACAAGGATGTAGTTGATAACTCTATCATCAAAATTCGATGCACTAAAGCTGGTGCAGTTGGTAATGTTCCTAAAGGAAGTATCACACAAATGCCTATTACTATTGCTGGTATCAATGCAGTAATCAATGATGATGCTGCAAAAGGTGGCGAAGATGAAGAAGCAGACGATGATTTGCGTGAACGCTACTATGAAGAGTTAAGAGAACCAGCTACGAGTGGCAATGATTACCACTACAAACAATGGGCCAAAGAAGTCGAAGGTGTAGGCGAAGCTAATGTAATAGGCCTATGGAATGGTAATAATACTGTTAAGGTAATTATTATCAACTCTGAAAGAAAGGCTGCTAGTACTGATTTAGTTAAACGTGTACAAGATTACATAGATCCAGAAAGCAAAGGTATTGGTGAGGGGCAAGCCCCAATTGGTGCACATTGTACTGTAGTTAGTGCTACAGAAGTGCCAATCAATATTGATGCTAGAGGTGTACAACACACTACAACGGCTACTAAATCCACTATTACAAATGACATTACTGAAGCGGTAACCGCTTACCTAAAGAAGATAGCCTTTAAACAAAACTATGTATCAGTCGCACAGATTAGTAACATTATCATTGATAATGCTGGTGTTACTGACTATGAAAGTGTAACTGTAAATGGACAGACAACTAAAATCAATCTAACAAATGAACAAGTTGCCGTATTAGGTACAGTTAGCGTGGCTTTAAATGACTAATACAGATTTCAAAGAATATGCACTAAAAGCCATTAATAAGATGTATCGTAATGATCCATGGGTTCGTGAATTATATCAAGCAGCTGGATTACAACTGCAAGATATAGATGAACTACTAGATGTGTTACTAGATAATGGCTTCTTTGATGCGGCAGGTGAACGTGGTTTAAAGGTTTACGAAAAAGATTTAGGTATCAAAGGCGATGGCTCAATCGAACAACGAAGAGCCATAGTACAGATGTTATGGAATAATAACGGCAAGTGTACGCTAGATAGAATTAGGGCAATCGTTAAAACATTCGTTCTTGATGATGTAGATGTTCAGTTTGAGGATGGAGTATTGAAACTAGAGTTTAACAACTCATCCTTTGTGTACGCTATACCGCAAATAAGAAGCAACTTAACTGTGGTTAAACCATCACATATTGGATTAAGTATTAATGATGTGCATAGCGTTGATACTGAACTTTATGCTGGCGGTATTGTTACAACATTTGAAACAACTACAATCAATCCTATGGTAGGCTTCAATTCTGCGTTAGATGATGCATCTATAGTGGCTGGTGTATACATTACTAAGGCTAATGTAATTAATCATATTAATTGTTAAGGGGGTATATAATGCCTAGTCAATATCCACAAAACGTGGTAACTAAAAACGGTTTGGCAATGATTGCTGAAAGCGTGGCTACACGTAAGAATTTAATTTTTACACGTGTAGTAGTAGGTGATGGAGACGCTACAGGTCGTAACTTTAATGATATGACATCTGTAATTTCTCCTAAGATGGAACTGCCAGTAACGAGCGGTGTAAACGAAGGGAACGGCCAATACTTAATTACTGCTACACTATCCAACAATACTTTAAATGTAGGCTTCTTCCCACGTGAGGTTGGCCTATATGCAAAAGTTGATGGCAAAACAGAAATGTTATATAGCTATACAAATGGTGGCAATAATGTAGGATATGTTCCGGATAAGACTACACCTATTGATAGTGAGATTTATAAGATTAGAACAGTAATTGGTAATGCTAAAAATATTACTGTGAATATGTCTGATAGTACATTTGTTACTAAAGGTGAACTGGATAGATATGTTTCAATTACATCTGGTGGCTATTTCAAAGATGTAAACAAAACTAATGCTGGTATGTCATTCATTAAAGGCGATAATACATCTAAAATAATTGATTTTATCACCTCTAACTACAATGATAGCGATACCAATAAAGTGCTTAATTTATCAACGCTAAAAAGTCTATTAGGGCAAGGTGCTATTGTTGCATCTAAACTTGATGCTAGCGCAGGCTTTGTTAAATTTGCTAATGGTTTCACTATCCAGTGGGGATTTGGCGGTCAAGATAATGTCACAAAAACGGAAGTAATATTCCCTATTAGATTTACTACTTTATTCATGGCTAATGCTATTGATGCGTATTGGAGTGGTTCTGATACACCTAGATATTTTGCAAATTCTGCCAATGAAAGCAACAATACAAAAGCAGTATTTACAGCAAGCGATAGATATGCAGCATCATATTATTGGTTTGCATTAGGTATGGCATAAGGGAAGGGGAAAACACATGAACCAATATGTATTTGTATTAAATGAACAAGGCGAACGTATTACATCTTTTGTTGATAATTTGATTAGCAAAGATGAATTACTAGATCATGCTAAAAAAGAATGGCCAGATGCAGCGGATTATATTTACTCTGCAGACGGCGATAGTATGCTAGATGAATTTATGAGTGGTAAATTCTATGTGAATGGCGAGTTTGTAACACCACAACCAAAAGAGCCAACTAAGGCTGAACAAATTGCAGAAATTAAAAATTATTATGATAAACGATTTGATGCATTAGATAAGGCAGTATTGCGTAGACGGTTAGCTAATGCAGATATTAGCGACTTACAAACACAATACAAAACCTTGCAAGCGGAAATGGTAACTAAAATTAAGGCGGTGAAATAATATGGATGATATTAAAAGCAATGTACCTGTAATGCGTTTTTGTGAATATTGCTGGGCCACTTTAAATGAAAATGGCACTTGCCCTACAGAGGGCTGTATTCATAATGATCTAATGGATTTAGAAAAGGATGATGCGGATGTTACCAGTCCAACACAACTTTAATGTCATTAAAGGGGAAGCAATCACTCTAAATGTTGGATATACAAATGCAGTAGATAGTGAAAGCCTATTCGCATGTGTTAGAAAATATCCAACTGATGAGGAGTACAAGGCAAAGTTTGATGTGACAGTATCACAAGAGGGGTTAGAAGGTGATGAGTTAAGTAAAATCATCTTATCCTTGGATACCAACACATTGGACTATGGTAAGTACTATTGGGATTTATTCTTGTGGAGTGGTGAAAAGCCTATAAAATGTCTGATAAAAGGTGAAATCACAATAGCTGAAGGCATCAGCAATAGGGGGAAATAATATGAGTGATGAAAATATTCATATAAAGTCTAATGATGATGATAAAATCATTGTCAAAGATAATACCCAAATTATTAAATTGCAAGGGCCGAAGGGTGAACCAGGAGAGCAAGGGCCTCCTGGTCCTCCAGGTCCAAAAGGCGAACCTGGTAAGAATGGTATTGACGGACTAAACGGCGAACAAGGGTTACAGGGTATTCAAGGCCCACCAGGTAAAGACGGAAAGCCTTTTACTTATGATATGTTCACACAGGAGCAATTAGAGAATTTAAAAGGCCCTAAAGGTGAACAAGGGCCACCAGGACCGCCTGGCACTGGTGCTAATGTAGATTTATCAGCCTATACAACTAAACAAGATGCCGAAAATCTTTACTTAAAAAAAGTTGATATAAGAAATTACCTTACTATGCTAGGAGACCCTAAGTATGCATTAAAAACAGAGCTAAATGATTATTTGTCTAAAACAGATGCGACTAATAATTACGCTCAAAAAGGCTGGGCGACTCAAACATTTGCATATAAGAACGATTTAGGTACTTTTATTAAGAAAAACGAGATTGCTCAATATGCATTAACTCCTGGTGATGCTAGCACTCGTTACATTAATAAAATCGAAGGACAATCATTCGCTCAAAAATCTGAATTAAGTGAGTATGTTAAGAAAGCAGAAATTAATCAGTATGCATCAAGTACACAAGGGCCACCAGGACCTAAAGGGGAGCCTTTTAAATATTCCGACTTCACGCAAGACCAACTTAACTCACTTAAAGGGCCAAAGGGGGATAAAGGTGAGCCGTTTAGATATTCTGATTTTACGGCGGAACAATTAATGGCATTAAGAGGCCCTAAAGGAGACCCTGGAAGCGGTGGGCAAGTAACTTCACAACCAGTCCAAATATATGAAGTTGTATGGGATAACGCTATAGCTAGTAATCCTGGTGCTGATAGAGGTTACTTAGCATTTGACCCATTAACAGGCTGGGGGTACTTGCATTTTGACTTTAAATTGAAAACCCCTTCCGGCAATGGCAATATGGTCGCATCACTTCCACCAACTGCACCGGTTGCTGTGCGACTAATTGAAAGAAGCGTTGATGTAAATAACAATAGCATTTATGTTGAACGAAATAGTCGTATAATTAAGGGCTGGGGAGTTCCAGCGAACACTCGTTATATTATTGATATTATCGGTTATTGGAGAAAGGTGTAATAGATGTGGACATGGCAATTTGAATTGAATGACATCTTAACCACTCTTACAATTGTAGGTGTGGTTGCAGGTGCAGGATATAGATTGTTGATTATTCCGTTGCTACAACAATTAGACTCACAACGGATGCAAGATAATCTTATCTTTCAAGAAAAATGGGGTGTGCTAACTGATACGCTAAAAGATTTGAAAGATGAAATTAAATTATCACGTGCAGAGAGAATTAAAGCAGAAAGCAAGCAAGTATTACTATCTGCAAAGGTTGAAGCATTAGAAGTGCGTGTTGAGGATATAAAGGGGGAATTACATGAACATACCTCCAAAGCTCATTAATTCAATTAAAAAATCATATCAATCTGTAAGGGTGGCTAATATCCACCCTACTGGTATATTCGCAACAAGGGCGCTAGTATTTATTATGCTAGTGCCTATTTTATTGGTAATAACTCAGTATGTTATGTCATTTGTTAGCGGGTACGTATCTGACGAAGCGAACAAGCTAATTAATGTAGGGCTTAATATCATAGATCATATATTCATCCCTAGCGTATTAATGGCTGTTGTAGGTTTCTTAGGACTTTGGTTAGACAAAAATAATAATGGTATTCCTGATAAATTAGAAG